GCCTTTTATATACACGGGGCAAAATTTAGAAAGGAGGGGTAAACCGTGGACGAAACAGCGAAAATCGCCCGGAGAATTCGCAAATCATGCGAAACGCTGAGCACGTATAAGCCGGAATTTGATCCGGTGATCACGCGCCTGGCCGAGCTCATCCAGCGGAAGGCCGATGCGGAAGCACTTTTCAAAAAATCCGGTGGCCACATCATCATCGAGCAGACCAACAAGTCCGGCGCGAAATATCTTACGCGGAATCCTTTCCTGACTGAGATCGACGCCGTGAACAAATCCATCCTGGATCTGGAAAAGGAGCTGGGCCTGACGCCGGCGGCGCTGAAACGGATTCACGATGAGCAGCTGGCGAAGTCTGACGCCGACGATCCGCTGGCGGCGGCCATCGGCAATCTGCGGGTGATTCGCAGCGCATGAAACTACGAGGAAAATATGCCGCCGAGGTGCTGGCCTACGCAAATGGCTGCGTGGATGGCGAAATCGTCGCGGGCGAGGACAGGATCCTCGGCTGCCAGCGCTTTCTGGATTTCCTGGAGCGCGATGATCTGGACGTGCGCACCGATGACGCCGACTTCGTGATCGGCATCATCGAGGCCACGTTCCACCACCGCCAGGGCGAGGCGCTGGACGCGTCGCCGCTTCGGGGAGCGCCCTTCCATCTGGCGCCATACCAGAAATTCTGCGTCTACGGGATGCTGATCTTCTTCAAGAAAGGCACCCAGGAACGTCTCGTGAAAGAGGCGTTCATTTTTTTGCCCCGCAAAAACGGTAAAACGTTGTTCGCCGCCGGCCTGGCCTGGGGCCTGGCGCTGCTGGAAGCAAAATCCGGCGCGAAGGTCTATTCCGTGGGCGCTTCCTTAAAGCAAGCCCTGGAAACCTTCGATTCCTGGGTCTACAACGTCAAAACCCTCTACCCCAACGCCGCCAAGCGCGACAAGGCCGGCTGGAAGATTGTCAACAACTCCTTCACCCACGCGGTAACAAACCAGTCTATCGCGGGCGGCTCCATTTCGCTGAACGCCCTGCCGTCCAACCCGGACAAACAGGATTCTTTTAACTGCAACATCGTCATCGCCGACGAGCTGCACGCCTACAAAAGCCCCAAGCAGTACACCATCCTGCAAGAGGCCACCGTGGCCTACACCAACAAGCTGGTGATCGGCATCACCACCGCCGGCGACGATGCGGGCGGCTTCTGCGCCCAGCGCCTGGAATACTGCCGCCGGGTGCTCCGGGGCATCGCCCAGGACGACGCCTATTTCATTTTCATCTGCTGCGCGGACAAGGACGAAAACGGCGACGTCAATTATCTAAACCCCATCCAGCACGAGAAGGCCAATCCAAACTACGGCGTCACCATCCGCCCCGGCGACATCATGAACGACGCCCTGCAGGCCCAGAACGACCCGCAGATGCGCAAGGACTTTTTGTCCAAGCGGCTCAACATCTTCGTTTCGTCCATGAACAGCTATTTCAACATCGACGAGTTCCGGCGCTCCAACGCCAGGGCCGGGGAGAAGCTGGGCATTGATCCCGCCTGGCCCCTGGAAAAGAAGATCGCCTGCCTGGCCGCGCTCAAGTGCAAATGGTACGGCGGCGCCGACCTTTCCAAGCTCCACGACCTTACCGCTGCCAGCCTGCACGGCCAGTACCAGGGAATCGACATCGTGATTCCCCATTGCTGGTTCCCGGTCACCGCTGCATCAAAAAAAGCGGACGAGGACAACATCCCCCTCTTCGGCTGGGCGGATGACGGCTGGCTCACCCTGTGCAACGCGCCTACTAACGATCACGATTCCGTGGTGAAATGGTTCCTGGCCATGAAGAAGACGGGCTTCAACATCGTGCAGGTGGGCCATGACCGCAAGTTCTGCCGGGAGTATTTCATCGCCATGAAACGGGCGGGATTCGCCATCATCGACCAGCCCCAGTATTTTTACAAAAAGTCCGAGGGCTTCCGCCATATCGAGAAACAGGCGAAGAACGACTGCCTCTATTACCTGGGCGCCGAGCCCTACGAATACTGCGTGCAGAATGTGCGCGCCATCGAAAAGACAGACGACATGATCCAGTATGAGAAGATCCAGCCGGAGCACCGCATCGACGTGTTTGACGCCGACGTGTTCGCCACGGTGCGCATGCTGGAAAACCTGGAAAAGGGCGCGATCATGAGCGCGTTCCTGGGGAAGAAGGAGACATGATGGAAGACCAGATTTCGGGCCAGCTTTGCATGATCGAAGCCGCACAAATGACCGAAGAGCACCAGGAGCGGCAGTATCAGCAGTTTGTCGATAAGTTCAAGCAGGCGAAAACCACCGACGACTGCTACACGCCGCCCGCCGTCTATGACGCGGTGGCGGACTGGGTAGCCCATGAATACGGCGTGGACAAGGCCCGCTTTGTGCGGCCCTTCTGGCCCGGCGCGGATTACCAGGCGTTTGATTATCCCCCCGGCTGCGTAGTGGTGGATAACCCGCCCTTCTCCCTGTTCGCCCAGATTATGCGGTTTTATGTGGGCCGCGGCATTGACTTCTTCCTCTTCGGCCCGTCGCTGACGCTGTTTTCCGGGAATTTGGATATTTGCTATATCCCGGCGGATACCACCATCGAATACGAAAACGGCGCGACGGTTAAAACCGGATTTTCAACCAGCCTGGAGCCGGGCACCCGGATCAGGAGCGCCCCCACTCTCTACCGGGCCGTAACCGACGCCGTGGACGCGATGCGGAAAGAAAAGCGCGTGGAGCTTCCCAAATACACCTACCCAGACCACGTCTGCACCGCCGCCATGGTGCAGCGCTACAGCCATTACGGCGTGGATTTCCGGGTGCCCGCGTCGGAGGCAGCGTTCATCCGCTACATTGACAGCCAGAAAGCGCAGGGAAAACACATTTTCGGAGGCGGCTATCTGCTCTCCGAACGCGCCGCCGCCGAACGCGCCGCCGCCATCAAATGGCAGCTCTCACCGCGTGAATGGGCAATAATCCAAAATTTGACAACCGGGGGGGGCGCGATGAGCGCGCCGACTGACGCCCAAAGGCCCCGGAACGATGGGCTGATACCGGGGCAAATCCATCTTGAAGAAACCGAGAAAGGGTGATGCGTTATGAGCAAACACCGCCGGGCACGGTTGCCCACCGAGAAACGGAGCGCCGGAGAGGGCGCGCAGGCGCTGAAATTCGGAAGCCTGGCATTCTGGATGCACGACGGCGAAATCTGCTGCCCGGGCTACATCCGGATGAGCGATATCCCGGAAATCCAGACGGCGTGCCTGAGGATCGCGGAGCTCATCGGCTCCATGACAATCTACCTCATGGGCAACACCAAGGACGGCGACGTCCGGATCCGGAACGAGCTTTCCGCCATGGTGGATATCCACCCCAACCGGAATATGAGCCGCAGCCACTGGATGACCGCCATCGTGATGAACCTGCTCCTCTACGGAAAGGGCAATTCCATCGTGGTGCCCCACACCCACCAGGGCTTCCTGGAATCCCTGGAGCCCATCGCCGCCGGCCGGGTGCAGCTCATGCCCATGGGCAATTCCTACCGGGATTACCGGGTGCTGATCGACGGCCGGGAAAAGAACCCGGCGGATCTGATGCACTTTGTTTATAACCCGGATCCCGTTTACCTGTGGAAGGGCCGCGGCGTCACGGTCACGCTCCGCGATGTGGCGGAAAATCTGGCCCAGGCGGATAAGACGAAGAATGCCTTCATGTCCTCCGAATGGAAGCCCAGCATTATCGTCAAGGTGGAAGGCATGTCGGACGAAATGGCGTCCCCCGAGGGCCGGGCACAGCTGGTCACGGATTACGTGAAGCCCGCCACACCCGGCGCGCCCTGGGTGATCCCGGGCGAGGTGTTCGACGTCAAGGAAGTCCGGCCGCTGAGCCTCAACGATCTGGCCATCAAAGACGGCGTGGAGCTGGATAAAAAGACGGTGGCGTCTGTGATCGGCGTCCCCGCGTTCCTCTTGGGGGTAGGCGCTTACAACCAGCAGGAATGGAACAATTTCATTCAAACCAAGGTGCGCTCGATCGCCCTGTCCATCCAGCAGGAACTGACCCGGGCCCTCATCATCAAGCCCGAATGGTATTTCTTACTGAACTTCTGGAGCCTCTTGGATTATGACCTGCAGGCTATGTCCAATATCCTGCTCAACGGCTCCGACCGCGGCTATATCTGCGGCGACGAATGGCGCGACCGCATGCACATGCCCCCGGCCGGGCTGAAAGACTTTGTACGCCTGGAAAACTACATCCCCAACGAAAAGAGCGGCGACCAGAAGAAGCTGAACGGCGGTGGGAGCGATGGCTGACCCCGTCCTGCAGTGCCCGAACGCCAAATACATATCCGGCATGATGGTCTGGTGTACGAAGGCCAACGATTACTGCGGCCATGCCTATTTCATGCGCTGCAAGGGTTGGTGGGCTTTATCGCCAGCCTGGCCGTCGTGCCCGTTTTACATGAAGGAGTGATGAACAATGCCCATTGAGCTGGAACAGCGCGAAGTGCGGTCCGTCCATACGGATTTCCAAACCCGTGAAGACGGGGACGGGCTTCACATTGTCGGCTATTTCGCTGTTTTCAATTCCATTTACGAAATCGCGCCTGGCGAGACGGAAAGCGTAGCGCCCGGCGCTTTTTCACGCGCCCTCAAGCAAAACGACATCCGGGCGCTGGTCAACCACGATCGAACCCTGGTGCTCGGCAGGAACAAGGCCAACACCCTGATCCTGCGCGAGGACGATCACGGCCTGTTTGGGGACGTGCTGATCAATCCGAACGATCAGGACGCGATGAACCTTTACGCGCGCGTGAAACGGGGCGATGTGGACCAGTGCTCTTTCGGCTTCCCGTGGCGTGCCGACGGCGAGAGCACCGATGTTCGCGCCGATGGCTCCATCCATTGGACCCTGACGGATGTTGATTTGCAGGAAGTGAGCGCATGTACGTTCCCGGCCTACCGGGAAACCAACATCCAGGCCCGCGGCCAGCAGCACGCGGAAATCCGCGCCCGTGAGCTGGCCGCTTGGAAAGAACGGATGAACAAAAAATTGAGAGGTGAAGAGTAATGGCCCTCAAAGTGCTGATGCAGCGCAAGCGCATCGACCTGAAAAAGAAGGAGCGCGACGAAAAGCGCGCTGCCCTGGAAGCCCTGAAGGCCCGCGAGGCTGAATTGGAGATCGCCATCCGCGAAGTATCCAACGAAGACGAGCAGGCCGCGGTCCAGGAAGAGGTGGACAACCTGATCTCTGAAAAGGAGCAGCTGGAAGCTGTGGTCGCCGATCTGGATCAGACCATCGCCGACCTGGAGAACGAACTGGAAGCCATGGAAGCGGAGCAGGGCACCGAGCCCCCCGCCAAAGACGAAGGCCGGAGCAACGACCCCGGCAACGAAAAAAGGAGTGAAAATCCCATGATTCTGGAAGAACGCACCCGGTCCCACGCCCAGGCCCGCGCCCTGGTGTTCGGCGGCATGACCCGCGCGGAACAGGAAGAAATGATCCAGCGCACCGAGGTCAAGGAGTTCCTTGATTCCGTGCGCGACGTGCTGCGCTCCCGCAACAGCGGCGGCCAGAAGCGCGCCATCAACAACATCGGCCTCACCATTCCCGAGGTGTTCCTCGGCCTGCTCCGGCAGAACGTGGACAACTACTCCAAGCTCACGCCCAAGGTGACCGTGCAGAATGTGAACGGCGAAGGCCGCATCCTGCTGGGCGGCGATATCCCCGAGGCCGTGTGGACGGAATGCTGCGCCAACCTGAACGAGCTGTCCATCGGCTACAACCAGGACGCTTTCGGCTGCTGGAAGCTGGGCGGCTTCTTCGTCATCTGCAACGCCAATCTCGAGGACAGCTACCTGGATATGGCGGCTGAAATCCTCACCACCCTGGCCCAGTCTCTGGCCTACACCGAGGACAAGACCTACCTGTACGGCAACGGCACCAGCATGCCCATGGGCATCGCCACCCGTCTGGCCCAGACGAGCCAGCCGGCCGGCTATCCTGCCACCGCCCGCGCCTGGGAGGATCTGCATTCCACCCACATCGTCACCATCGCCAACACTTACACCGGCATCGCCCTGTTCCAGCAGCTGGCGCTGACCGCCGGCAAGGCCAAGAGCAAATATGCCCGCGGCGGCCTCACCTGGGTGATGAATGAAACCACCTACACCTTCCTTAAGGTGCAGGCCATGAGCATCAACGCCGCCGGCGCGATCGTCTCCGGCATGGAAAACACCATGCCTATCGCGGGCGGTTCCGTGGTGATCCTGCCCGACTCCATCATCCCGGATTACAACATTTTCGTGGGCTACTTCGAGCACTATTTCCGGGCCAACCGTGCCGGCGCGAAGTACGCCAGCTCTGACGAATACTTCTTCCTCAGCGATCAGACCGTGTTCAAGGCCACCGAGCGCTGGGACGGCAAGCCCCTGATCGCCGAGGCGTTTGTCCTGATCGGTATCAACGGCACCAGCCCCACCACGGCTGCCACCTTCGTGGGCGACGGCGCCAACGAGCCCCAGGCCATTCTGATGCCCGCCACCGCCACCGTCACCGTGGGCAGCACCCTGACCCTCAATCCCACCATCCTGCCCTACGGCGTGGGCACCACGTTCTCCTGGGCGTCCGGCACCGCCGCCAAGGCGACCGTCAACAGCGTGACCGGCGAGATCACCGGTGTGAGCACCGGCTCCTCCGTGATCACCGTCACCGCTGCCAACGGCCTCACCGCCCAGACCACCGTCACCGTGGCCGCCGCGGACACTTAACACTGAAAGGAGCTGCTGAATGAAAACGCTTATCTGCATTCCCGCATTGGATACCGTGCACACCATGTTCTTCCAGTCCATGGAAGCCCTGCGCCGCCCGGCGGGCACCAGCGTTTCCATCAGCAGCTCCTCTTTGGTGTACGACGCCCGCAATAAACTGGCCCAGGCCGCTATCGATGGCGGCTATGACCGGGTGCTCTGGCTGGACACCGATATGCGGTTCAATCCGGATCTGATCGAGCGCTTCAACGCCGATATTGACGCCGGCATGGAAATGGTCTGTGCCCTTTTCTTCTGCCGCCGCGCGCCGGTGCTCCCCTGCATCTATCACTCCTGCGGTATCAAGGACGGCATGCCGTCCGCCACAGCCTTTGACGAGATCGGCGACGAGCCGTTCCCTGTCCAGGCCTGCGGCTTCGCCGGCGTGATGATGACAGGGGATCTCCTGCGCCGCGTCTCTGAAAAATTCGGCCAGCCCTTCTCTCCCGGCTTCGGCTTCGGCGAGGATCTGTCCTTCTGCCTCCGGGCCGGGGAGCTGGGCGCCCGGATCTGGTGCGATCCCCGCATCAAAATGGATCATATCGGCTACGCCGTGATTAACGAAACCACCTGGCGGGCCATGAAAGGATGAGCGAGATGCCAGATCTCAATACGGCCCTGCTGATGGTCAAAACCCGTCTGAACCGCATGTCCACCGATACCAGCCTGGATGATTACCTCATCCAGCGCATCCAGGGCGCCATGGAAGAGCTGAACCGCATGATGCGGGCCGACCTGGATGATTCCACCGCGGACATGCTGCTCCTGGTGGATTTCACGGTCTGGCAGTACCAGAACCGCGACCAGTCCGGCGCCCAGCCCGCGTGGCTGCGCCAGCGCCTGCGGGAGCGTTTCCTCCGTAAGGAGGTCGGTGCGTCGTGATTTTGGACAGCGGCATCTGCAGGGTATCCCATAAAACCAACGTGGCGGGCTTCGGCGAAAAGCCGCGCTTCGTCGATCAGCCTTTCTTTGAAAGCTGGTATGCGGAGCTGAGTTTTGAAACCACCCCCGCCTATCCCACCGAAAACCGGGAAGAAACGCAGACGGACGCCCGCGTCCGTGTGCTCCAGAACCGGCAGATCACCAACCACGACCATGTCACCCTGTCGCCGTTCCGCGGCGAGATCCGTGATTTTGAAGTGACCCGCGCCTACCATGGCCGGGACGATGAATCCGGCGAACTGATTTCGGATCTGAGCCTGCGGCTCATCGCGCCTTAAGGGGGTGACGGAATGACCCTTGAACAGATCAAGACCCTGGTGATCTCCGTCGACCCCAACGCCGGCCACTATGAATCCGCATACCGGGGATCAGACGCCTACACCGTCTGGTCTGAGGTGCAGCGCTCCGGCATGTTCGCCGATAACCGCAGGCCGGACAAGTCCTGGCGCTTCCAGATCGACCGTTTCACCAAGACGGAAAACGATCCAATCGCCGAAGCCCTGGAAAATGCCCTGGAAGCAGCGCCCGGCATCGTCTACGACTATGTGGTGGATTATGAGCCTGATACAGGCTACATCCACCATATTTTTGATTGTCAGGCGGTGGGCGCATGAGCAGGGTGGAAGGCGCGGATGAGTTCATCCGCGATCTGCAGAAGCTGGGCGCTGAAATGCCCCAGGTGGAGCGCGCCATGCTGAAAGCCGGCGGCCAGGTGATGGCCGAGGATGGCTGGAAAGCGGAGATCACCGACCGGGATTTCGTGGAATCCGGCGCCATGCGAGACAACGTCACCTGCAAAGTGAAAACCGGCAAAGGCCGGATGCGGGCGGAAATCACCGCCACCGGGCAGGACAGCCGAGGCGTGCGCAATGCCGCCAAGGCTTTTTATTTGCATTACGGCACCAGCCGCATCCGCGCCACCCGCTGGATCGACCCCGCGGAGGCCAGGGCCATGCCCGGAACCACCGCGGCCATGGGCGCGGTTCTTTCTGACGCCCTCAACAAAACCATAGGAGGTAAATGACCATGAACACTTCCATCGGCGTTTCCAAGCCGTACTATGCGAAGTACAACCCGAATAGTGGTTCCCCCACTTATTCCACCGGCGCGTCCCTGGGCATGGCCACGGAATGCTCCATCGTCGTGGACGGCAAGGATCCCGCCATCCTCTACGCCGATAACGGCGCGGCTGAATCCGTGGCCACCTTCGCCGGCGGCACCGCCACCCTGGGCGTGCATAAGCTCACCCTGGCCCACCTGATCGACCTCTTGGGCCAGACCTATTCCGCCTCTTCCGGCGCCACCTTCAAGGCCGATATCAACGCGCCCTATGTGGGCGTCGGCATCGTTTCCATGAACATTTCCGGCGGCACCATCACCTACAGAGCCATCGTGCTGTATAAGTGCCAGTGCAAGCAGCCGGATGTGACTCTGGTCACCAAGGGCGACACCGTGGAATACCAGGTGCCTTCCTTGGAGTTCGCCATCCTGCGCGACGATTCCGCGGATGCCAAATGGATGTGGATGCAGGACGGCTATGCCACCGAAGCCCTGGCCGAGGCCGCTGTCAAATCCGCCCTTGGCATCACTTAATTGCACGCACGCCCTCGGCGTTTACGCCCCGCGCTGCTCCCTTCGGGGAGCGCGGGTTTCGGATGGCGATCCAAGGATCGCTCATCCTCAGCCTCGCTTGCTCGGCGCTATTCGCCGGCGCGTGCTACTTGCTTCCCTTGGGATTGGCGCGTGCCGCGTCGCAAACCCAGGGGTTTGCTCCTGCCCCCATCCCTGCCATCCGCGGGGTGGGGGCCTTTAGTACACAGCCGGAAACCTGGTTTCCGGCGAGGTATAAGCAAACATCAAGAGAACCAGATAGCATGCGCCGCCGCATGGCGAGGGCATGCGGGTAATTAGAAAAGGGGATAAAGAATGCGTGTAGTTGAAGTTGAAGTCCTGGGGAAAAAGTATGATCTGGTTTTTTCCATCCGCGTCCAGATGAAGATGGAGAAGGAAAAGTGGGACACGGAAACCGCAGAAGGCATCTGCAGCATGCTCAGCGCCATGATGGAGGCTGGGGATAAGCTGGCCAAGCTGGAAGGCCGGGAAGGGAAAGGCTATCTGACCGTGGATGATCTGGCCGACCGGATGGATCCCGCTGAACTCGTTCGCCTGGTGCACTCCATGACCGAGGCCCAGCAGGGCGAACGCAATGTGGAAGCGGCGGACGACCCAAAAAAAGCAGGCGACACTCCGCCGGCCGAATGACGGCGGAGTTTTACCTTTGGTTCGGGCTGCAAGCCGGGCTCACCTATGAGCAGGCCATGACGCTGCCCCTCTCCCTGATCCTGGATCTTACGGCCGTGCAGGCCATCGAGCAGGGCGGCGCAGAGCGCAAAATGACGGGCGCGGACGCCTGGGAATCCTTAAAAGCCATGAGTAAACTGAGGTGATGAGTATGGCCGCGGAGCGCGAGATCAAAACTGTCCTGACGCTGGATGACGCCAGCTTTTCCAAAGGCCTGAAAGCGGCCACCAGCAGCGTGTCCGCCGCCCGGGCGGAAATGCAGGCGGCCGTGGCCAGCGCGGGCGGGCTCACCAAGGGCCTGAAAAAATACAGCGCCCAGGTCACCGGCCTCAATAAGGTGCTCAAAGCGGAAAAGCAGCAGATGAACGTGCTCAAAAAAGAGTACGACCTGCAGAAGAAAAAGCTGAAGGAAGCCGCGGACGCGCTGAAAACCGCGAAAAAACTGCACGCGGAAAACAGCGACGAAGTGAAAAAGGCCGCCAATGCCTATGCGTCCGCGTCTTCGTCCGTCGACGAGCTGCGCGTAAAGATGGCAAAGCTGAATACGCAGGTGGCCCAGGATAAAAACGGGCTGCAATCCCTGATCACCGGCCCGCTGAAAAATTTCGGCACCATGGCGGTCACCGCCATCGCCGCCGCCGGCGCCGCGCTGGTGAAATTCACCACGGATTCCGATGCCGCGCAGAATACGCTCAAGCAGAATCTTGCCGCATCGGAAACCGAATTCGGCGTCTGGAGCAGATTCCTGGAGCAGGAAGCGGATAAAGCCTGGAAGAACCTGGGCCTCTCCAAATCCGCTTACCTGGCCGCCGCAACAGACATCGGCGATTTCCTGCAGCAGGCCGGCGCGCCGGTTCAGCAGAGCGCGGAGATCAGCGCCCAGGTGCTGGAAATGGCGGCAAGCCTGAGCAAGGAATACGGCGTGCCCATCGAGGAAGTGCTCTCCGATATCAAGGACGCCGCCAACGGCAGCCGCACGGCCATGAACCGCTACGGCATCCAGGTCACCGGCACCACCGTGCAGCAGACCGCCATGACCTATGGCGTCAATAAAACCTATGAAGCCATGACGGAAGAAGAGCAAAAGCTCTGGGCTATCCAGACCGCCCTGGACCAAAGCAAAGCCGCCCAGGAGAACTACAAAAAACGAACGGATGATGTCACGACCGCCAGCAACACCCTCACCGCCGCATGGGAGAATTTCCTCTCCGGCGCCGGCAGCGCGGAGGATGTAGCTGTCGCTGCGGAAAACCTGGTGGCCAGCTGGGCGGATGCTATCAAAACAAAGGCCGGGTATCTGGCCGCGGCGGCTTCCGCCATGGCCACCCGGTGGCTGAACACCTTCAAATCCACTTTCCAGCATTTCTGGGAAAACAGGGTATGGCCCGCGATCCAGGATTTCTTCAAGGCGAAATTCGGCCTTGATCTGCCAGACTGGCAAAAGCTCATATCCGATATTCAGGAAGGCTGGAATACCGTCAAAGCCGCGGTAAAAGATTTCTTTGCCGGCAATTTCAAAATTGAAATGCCCAACTGGACGCAGATCAAGAACAACATTTCCGCCGGCTGGGAATACCTGAAAGACCAGACCAAGGACTGGTTCAAGAAGTGGTTCGGCATCGAATTGCCCAACTGGACGCAGATCAAAAATAATATTTCCACAGGCTGGAATTATTTGAAAGACCAGACAAAGGGCTGGTTCAAATCCGTGTTTGGGATTGATCCTCCCAAATTCAGCGATGTATTGGATACGCTTGGAACTTGGTGGCAGGGCGTTAAAACTTCATTCACAGGCCTCTTCAGTTCGCCGTTCGGGATCGATCCGCCAAAGCTTAGCGACGTATTTGATGGGCTTGGCAGATGGTGGCTGGATGTAAAGGATAAATTCGTTGGCCTGTTCAGTTCGGCGTTTACGATCACAATGCCAAAATGGGAAGACATCGTGAATGACTGGAACAAATTCTGGCAAAACGCCTATAACAACCTGCCCCAATGGATGCGGGATATCCTGGATTTCCTGGGCGGCGGCGGCACCGGAAGCGAAACGTCCGGCCTGGAGCAGTCCATCGAAACCATGGCGGAGCTGGCGGACACGGCTTCCGGATCCCTGAGCGTCCTGTCCGACGCGGCCGTCCAGGCCGCCCGCTCCATGTCAAGCGGCGGCGCCATGGGCATGGAAACCGTGCCATTCGATATGGATTCCAAGTTGGGAATATACCGGCCCCACGCCGGCGGCGCGTGGAGCGTTCCCTTCAATAACTACCTGGCCCGTCTGCACTCAGGAGAAATGGTGCTCACCGCGGATCAGGCCCGGCGCTACCGGGCGGCCGCTGCGTCCGGCGGGAACACCTACAATGATTCCGCCAGCATCTACATTGATAAATACAACCAGTATTCCGGCGCGGACGCGGACGCGCTCCTGCAGCAGATGCAGGCGATGCAGCGCCGTCAGCGCATGGGCTACGGCCTGGCGTAAAGGAGGGAAGACCATGCAGCCATACTTTATCTGGAACGGCGTGGACAGCCGCCAGATGGGCGTGATCGTATCCTCCTTCCCGCCCATCATCCGCCCGCCGGAGCGCGTCATCCAGCAGGTGATCCCGGGCCGCGCCGGCTCCCTCACCCTCACCGAAGGCGCGGATATCTATGACAGCTATATCAAGCAGTTCGTGATCGGGCTCAGGCCCGGCGCGGACGCCCAGGCGGTGATCCGCTGGCTCCGAGGCAGCGGGGAAATGGTGTTCGGCAACGAGCCGGATAAGCTGTACTTTGGCAGGATCCTCGCCGCCGTGCAGTTTGATAAGGTGGGCAGCTGGCGGCTCAAGTCCGCGGGCGTCCAGTTCTTCGTCCAGCCCTTCAAGGGCCAGAATCCGAAGGAACCGGATTTCACGGTCACGTCCGCCACCACCACGCTCTATAATCCCGGCGACGTGGCTTCCCGCCCGTTGCTTACCATCGGCAGCGCGGGGGACGTATCCATCCAGATCGGCTCAGCGTCCATGACCATCACCAGCGCCCCGGCCGGCCTCAAAGTGGACTGCGACGCCGGCGTCATGGTTTCCTCGTCCACGCTCTGGACGGGGGGCTGGTCGGGCGAATTCCTCACCATCGCCCCGGGCAATAACGCCGTGGCCATCGCCGGCGGAGGCACCATCACCGTCACGCCCCATTGGAGGTGGCTGTAATGCAAGCAATCGCCCGGCTGGATTCCTTCGCGCTTACGTCTGAGTGGACGTGCGCCAGCGGATCCATCACTTCCGGCCCCACCCTGGCCACCGCTTCCAAGAGCTTCGTGATCTCCGGCATCCCGGCGGGCTCCACCATCAACTGGGCGCGATTCTCCGGCACCTTCGGAAGCCCCTATTCCGGCGCGGACGAGCTGAAGGCCGCCGGCCAGACCGTGGGCTACGGCGTCCAGACCGTGAGCCTGACGCCGATCTCCGGCGGCAACGGCACCTATACCGTGGAATTCCGCTTCAAGGCCCTGGGCATCGCCGCGCTCAGCGACGGCACCCATTCCGGCACCGTGGTGGTGGACAGCCCCACCGTGACGGTGGATTACACCCTGGACGAGGAAGAAGAGGAAGAGGAAGAAGAGGAAGAGCGCCTGGCCGCCAATACCGCGGAGCAGATCGCCGTCTTCCCGCCGGACGCCACCAGTTTTTTGACCAACGGCCTGGCGATCCTCTTTCCCATCAGCGCCGAGGTCAAGGAGCAGGCGGGCGGCGAGTTCTCCCTCACCCTCACCCACCCCATGGACGAGGCGGGCAAATGGCAGCTGCTCCAGGAAGGCTGGCTGATCCGCAGCCCTGTCCCGGAAAAGCGCACGCCCAGGATCGTCATGCCCGCGGCGGCGCTCTGGCAGGTGTCCGCCGCCACCACGCCGCTGTATTCCGTGCTTCCCACCTGGAGCAAGGCTGAAACGCCGGTGGATCAGATCATCGCCAATCCGGGGATGTGGGAATGGCAGACCGGCGTCAATTATCCCCAGGGCTATTATGTCACCTTCCAAAGCAAGATCTGGTGCTCCCGGGTGGACGAAAACGCCGGCCACTATCCAGGTTATAACGATTACTGGGATTATGTCTGCGATATCGATGGCACCGGCAGCTCCCCGGAATATATCTATGATCCGGGCACCGTGGCGGAAACCCTCACCCAGGGCGAGATCGTCACGTTTGTCGCGGATTATAACGGCACCTATATGCGGGTGCGGTCGCTGCGCGGCGTCACGGGCTACGTGCGCCGGGCGGACTGCGCGGAAACCGGCAACACCAGCCAGACCGTGATCCCCGCCCGGGAAATCATGGCCCAGGTGTTCCGGATCCAGACCGTGACCGTGAATGACGACACCCGCACCGTCACCGTCTACGCGCCGCATATCTCCTATGATTTCGGCGTCAATAAGCTCTACGATTGCCAGCTCACCGAGGCCATCCCCGCCACGGCCATTGCCATCCTGCAGGGCGCCACCGTGACGCCGGATCACCGGCTCATCGCCACGAATATCACTTCCCCGGCCATCACTGCGGACTGGAGCTGGGGCAGCCCCCTGCAGTCTATCCTGGATCCTGATTCCGGCCTGGTGGGGAAGCTCCGGGCGCAGCTCATCCGGGACGACGAGGATTTTTTCCTGCTCTCTAACGATACCCCGGAAACCGGCCCGGCCCTGCGCTATGGCGACAATCTGCTGGGCGTCAGCTGGAAAAAGGATATCAGCAGCCTCATCACCCGGGTGATCCCCAGGGGAACCAAGGAGGACGGCACCACGCTGCTCCTGCCGGAAGTATATATCGATTCTGATGATATCAACGCCTATCCGCTCATCTATCTGGAAATCCTGGATTGCGGCTGCCAGGTGGGCGCCACCGAGAAAATGGCCGACGGCACCGAGCGCACCCTCACCCTGGACGATTGCTACCAGATCATGCGCGAAAAGGCGCAGAACCGGTTCGACGTGGATCACTGCGACGCCGTGGCCGTGCAGCTCACGGTGAGCCCGCTGCTCCTGGGCGACACCGAGGAATACGCCCAGTACAAGGGCCTGATCAAGCTGCATCTGTATGACGCCATTCCGGTGGTGATCCCCCACGCCGGGCTCACCGCCAGCGCCCAGATGAGCGCTTACACCTGGGACGCCGCGCCCGGGAAACACCGCTACACGTCCATCACCCTGGGCGAGGTCTTCTCCTTCGGCGGAAGAAGCGTGGCGGGCTACAACGTGGCCACGGGGGCCATCAGCTACGATAAACTGTCACCCGGTCTGGTAAAAAGGATCCGGGCAATGAATCAACAAAACGGAGGCGATTAAACCATGAATCTGCCCTACATCTATGACGTTGACATCTCCCAGCCCCTGGTGCCCACCGTCCTGCAGCCCATGCTGGTGACTGGCGACAAGCTGGCCAACCGGATCGGCGTCCGGCTCAAAAACGGCGCGCAGGATTACACCCCAGACGGCTCCTGCGTTGGCTATGTGCTCCGGGCGGACGGCGCCACCGTGCCGATCCTCAACGGCGCGGTCAGCGGGAATTTGATGTATATCGATCTGCCGGAAGCCGCCTATGCCGTCCAGGGCGCTGTGGTGATCTCCATCGTGTGCGTCACCACCACCGCCACCACCACCGTCTTCCTGGGCTCCGGCAGCGTCAACCGCAGCCAGTCCAACGTGGTCATCGATCCCGGCACCGTGATCGACGATGTCTCCACCCTGATCCAGCAGATCGAAACCGCCGTCGCGTCCATCCCCGCTGACTACTCCGACCTGCTGGCGACGCTTGCGCCGAATTTCTCTTCGTCCGCGAACTACACCGCCGGGCAGTATGTGTGGAATGAGGGGACGCTGTACCGTTTCACAGCCGACCATGCGGCGGGCGCCTGGACGGGAACTGATGCGATGCTTGCGATTGTCGGCACAGACCTTGCTTCCGTTGCGAAGAATTTGAACGCATTTGCTGACGGGTACATTCACGAAACGAGCACAGAAATCACGAACACCACCAGCCATACCGGCTACAGATACGCCGCTGATGGTTCTCTTGTTGCAAACACGCCATCCCTTGGCACATCAGTTGCCGTCGAAGTGCCTGTTTCCGGCGGTCAGATCATCCGCTGGGTGTGCTATTATGCAAACCGTAATAGCACATACAATGTGAAATACCTGATGAGTGACAACAGCGTTGTGACGGACACCAATTACACGTCGAGCGGGAACGAATATGTTTTTACTGTTCCTGCGAATTGTGTTAAGCTGCTGGTTACGTGCTGGGTGCTCGACGATCCCGGAAACACGTTCTATCGTGTGACTTATTCTGCGGACAGAGTGAAGACTGTAATCGACAATTTAGATACCACTGTTGACCTTGTCTCCGAGAAAGCTACCAGCGCGATGCTCGGAACCGCTCCGGTGTTCGCCAACACTGTCGCATACAGCGCCGGGGATTATGTCTGGTATCTTGGCACGCTGTACCGCTTCACCGCCGACCATGCTGCTGGATCGTGGACGGGAACGGATGTGGAAGAGGTGGAAATCGGGGAAGAGATTGCTGACTTAAAGACAGCTATTGGTGCGGAAAATGTATCCTATGATTTAACTAAAATTACTGGGCTAAATTTCGCATCAAACGCTACGGCATATTCTAATGCAAGCGGGATCAATACGGAGTATACGCCCGTTAGCGCTGGCGATGAAGTAACCGTCACGCTGAAGAATACAGCGTCTGTTGACTTGTATGTGCGAATTGTGTATTCCAGTTCTCTTCCCGCGAATGGCGTATCTGGCACATTGCTAACTCAAGAACAGGTAAACAATACAACTGTAACATACACCTACTCTGTCCAGAGTGATGGCTACATTGGGCTGGCGTATTATGGGGCGAACGCAACAAACGCTACGTTTGATGTTGCTCATTATGTTACGCGGTTTGATGCGCTTGAAAGAGTGGTTCCAATCGCAGCTACAAACGCGGAAAAGGCTGTTAATGCGTTGAACATCCAGCGGAAGCAGATGGGGTGGATTTGCGCAGACGGCTTGAATTTCGTAGCGGAGGACACGAAATTTACAGCAAGTGGGGCTTATACCACGCTGTATGTGCCGATTGCATCAGGCAAGAAATATACGCTATCAATATACAATTCTGCGAGCCTTAACTTTACCGCCCGTGTAATAATGTCTACGGACGTACCGGGCGGGAACGTGGCTGGAACGCATGTAGAAACGCTTATATCCAAACGAGTATCGAAAAGCCATACCTTTACAGCAGAAGCGAATGGGTATGCTGCTCTTGCGTTTTATACGGGCGACAGCGGAGACGTTACCTTTTTGGCTTATGACTGCGAAGAAGACAGTAAGCGCCTAATGGACGACGAGAAGTCGCTGGCTGATCTCAAATGTTCAGATGCAAATACATTCCCTCTGACGGATCACATTTGGGTTAAGGGCGAAATCAGCACTATGTCTGGTGATTATGACGATAATAAGCGTGTGCGTTCGGATTACATCCGCGTCAGCACGGGCGACAGAATTGACGTGACCGGAAATATGAATTGCCTTGAAATCGTGGAATACACGGACGCGCTTGTGCTGATTCAGAAAACGCGGTGGCTCCCGAATGCCTATACTGTTCCGTCCGGCGTTTCCTATATCCGGGTGATCCTACGTGCGGCTATAATCAACCCGAACATTTCCGATGATAGTATTTCTACGCAGGTCGCCAGATGCACGATCACGCGCATTACGCCGAAGGAGATTTATTTTCCCAGAGATGATAGTTGGGCCAGAAGCGTCGTTTCTTGTACGACAATCAGCGGCTTATGGTATAATAGCGATTTGGGAAAGTATGTTACAAATTCAAATAATAAAGTGACATATTTCCATGTTTCCGCAAATAAATCATATGATATTACGCTGCTGAGAGGCATGGGAAATGTGCCGTGGGTGCGAATTGCGTATTCAACTGAAATCCCAGAGGACAACATTTCTGGGCCTATTGTTTATCAGATCGACGGATTCACCCCGGGGACAGCGCATATCGAGTATTACGCGAAAAATGATGGCTATATTGGCGTAGCATTTACTAATAATGTGATTGTTGGCGTGGTGGAAACGTCTGGCGGTGCTGATCTTGTACTTCAAGAAGAAATTTGCGCGGGTATAAACAGGCTGGATCAATCCGCCAAAGGGCTGTTCTGCGTGATGCAATACAATGTAGGGTCGTGGTATAACGGCACGTCAAATCCCGTTCCTGCTGAAAAGTATGATAAATTTGTTGCGCTCCAATCTGGGATTCTTGACAGATACCGTCCTGATTTCCTGATGGTGGAAGAGTTTACAGACAAATTTACAACCAGCACATACGCGATGGACGTGCTTTTGCGAAAGCGTTTTTCGTCCATTGTTGCCGGGAAAGGTTCTGCGGGCTACCACGGCAAATGTATCGCCGCTAACAGGCCGTTGCTCAATGCCGGGATTTATGCGTATACCGTTGATGATCGTACATACGAAAAAGCATACACCTACATCAACGGGCATAAGGTCTGCCTGATCGCAACCCATATGTCACTTACACAAAGCTACATCGAAACGCAATTTGAAGAATTGCTGGCAATTGCGGAGAATGAAGAGTATGTCATCATCTGCATGGATTCAAATGTAAGTGCATCGCCAAGCGCAAGCACCTACAATACTACGCTCAAACTATTTGCCGATGAGGGATATATTATTGCCAATGTGGGCGAATTCGTGACATATCCGTCCAGCAGTTTGACGCTTGACAACATCATCTTTTCTCCAAATTTTGTCCTTGAGGATGTGATCGTAGATACCCAGAAAGAGGATTTGGAGGAAGGCGCTGATCATTATCCGCTGGTTGCATATTTCAGGATCAAAGGAAACAAAGAAACCTAACTGGCGCTTTAAGTAAGTAAAAGGGGGTGAGCAGGTGACAAAAGCTGAGATCGTCCGCGCCTGGTGTGAGCAGCGCGTCGGCTGCCCGTACATCTACGGCGGCACGGGCAAGCCATGCACGCCGGCCTACCGGGAGGCCCGCATGAACCAGTATCCGGCCTACGCGGCGAAGATTAAGCGCAATTGTCCGCGCCTGTCCGGCAAGGCAACATCCTGCGCGGATTGCAAATGGGCCGACCCCGAAACGGGCGAAGGGAAACTGGCTTACGACTGCGCCCAGCTCTCCAGGTGGGCCATGGACGCGGTGGGAATCAGCCTGGTATCCGGCGCCAATTCCCAATGGCAGAAAACGAAATGGGCGATGCACGGCGACCTGGCCGACCTGCCGAATGACCTTTTCGGGAAAGTGTTTCTGGTTTTCCGCTACGATGCGGACAAGGGCGGCATGGGGCACGTTGGCATCTACCAGGGCGACGGGTATGTGATCCACGCAAAAGGCCACGATTACGGCGTGGTGCGGCAGAAACTGTCAGACGTTAAATTCACCCATTGGGGGCTGCCGATGGGCTTGTATGAGGAGGAGATCTCTGTGGCTGACCCTACGTTGCGCCGAGGCGATTCAGGCGAGGATGTGAAGCGGATGCAGCGGGAGCTGATCCTGCTGAATTATCTGAAGACCGGCGCGGATGACGGCGAGTTTGGGGGCAAAACAGAAGCGGCTGTTCGTGCGTTCCAGAAGGACCAGGGGATAGGCGTGGACGGCGTTTGCGGACCAAAGACCTGGGCCGCGCTGAAGCGGGCCACCGGACACAATCCGGACGATGAGCCTGGCGAAACGGAACAGCCGAAAGAGCCAGATGAGCCGGGCGAAGAATACGTTTCCATTCCGAAACGCATCTGGGACGCCATAAAAGCCTGCTCCGTGGTGATTCATGATGCGGTGAAAGATTATGATAACGTGGGGTGAGAACATGTGGAAAAAAATCGTTGAGGCGCTGGCGGCAGCCGCCGGCGCGGTGGCCAGCTTCTTCTGCGGGCTGCCGCCTATCATCTGGATTCTGCTGGCGGTGATCAGCCTGGATTATATCACCGGCATCATCTGCGGCATCATGGGCAAGAGCCCGAAAACGGAGCACGGCGGGCTGAGCAGCAGCGAAGCCTTCCAAGGCCTGATGCGCAAGGCGCTGATCCTGTTTGTGGTGCTGCTGGCCGCGCTGCTGGACCGGGCTGTGAGCCTGAGCGCAGAGATTGAATTTGCGGCGGTGAGCGGAGCAACATGCCTATGGTTCATTGCCAGCGAGGGCATGAGCATCCTGGAAAACGCTGCGGCCATGGGCGTGCCCATCCCCAAGATCCTGCTGCAGGCGCTGGAGATATTCCGCGCCAAGGGCGGTGTGGACGAAAAGCCCCCCGATGGCCCGCATGGCGATTATGAAGACGATGATGAATGAGAATAAGCCCCGGCAATCGCCGGGGCCTTTTTTTATTTCTTCCTCCAGTCTTTGTATTGTCCTGTTTTAATGCGCTCGTCGGGGTATGGAGCGTTCTCCGGGATCAGCCAGTCCCGTCCGATCTTAACCGCGCCGGGGAGTGTTCCGCGCTGGCATTTCTGCCGAACGGTTGTCGGTGCTTTTCCAATCTTGGCTGCGTATTCGTTAATTGGAATCAACCGTCCCATGTTTTCACCTCATCAATTATCTAATTGTCCCAAATGAGCAATCTACACTACCAAATTTACCGTTTACCAGTTCAAGCATGATTTCCATGCGTTCCTCCTTGGAAATATCCTTCCCGCGAACTAAATCGTTAAGGAAGATGCGAATGTAATCGAATCCATATCCTTCTTCCAGGCATTCCCGAACCTCGCGCCGGGCATCTTGTGCTGTGTACATTGTTTTACCTCCTATTTGCTCCAAGCTCTGATCCAAATGCCATCTTCGTTAACGCTGAAGTAATCAACTTTCATCCCTTGAATGTATTCTAAGCATTTTTCATAATCGTGGTCAAACAAGTTTTCGTAGAATTCGAAGCAAAAGCTCCCTTCATCCGATTCATAGCTTCTTTGTAAAGTTTCGTCTGTGATCTTGATTTTCTGGTTATTCTTAATGATGAATCTTCCAATCAAATCCTTTACCGTCATTGTCTTGCCCTCCTTATTTTTCTTCGGTCTTCTTGAGGTAGAATTCGCTTCCAAAGTATCCGTTGGCCTTGATGTATGCGAACATCCAATTTTCAGCTTTTGCCTTGTTCCTGCAGCCGGTGAAGGTTTTGATAACCTTCCGCAAACCGCTGCCAGCCCAGATCACCTGGTAGGTGTAGGTTTTTTTCATGTCCGTGTCCTCCTTTACTTTTCGATCCCAGTGTAGAGAACGTGGTTCTTGCTGATAACCTGGAAAGCAGCCCCGGTCAGGTCAACGTGGTGGGCAAGTTCGATGTTCAGGCGGGCTTCCCAGCGGTTCGCGCCCGAGGCGGTGTAGGTGTGGCCGTCCTTGATGAATTTGTAGATCAGGTAGCTTTCCTTCATTTCCTTGTCCTCCTTCGTTTTCTGTACCCTTGGTACGATTGTATTATACATCTTTTGCGACGTATTGTCAAGCGTTTTTTGAAAAAAGATCAGATTTTTTTGCTTACTTTTGTGCCCGCCTACATCCAAAGATTCTGTGCTTACTCTGCCGGCGGGGCTTTTTTCGTTTGAAAAATCGCACAAAATTACCGCTTATGTAATCGTTCCTTGATAAAATGGATTTGTAGAATAGCGCATTTTTACTTGATCTGATACATAGGCGGTGATTGTCCTGAATATTCCGAAGAATATCGGAAAAACTGAAATGCGCGCAGCCATTGACGAATGGATCATCGGCGAAAACGGAGAAAGAGACCGGGCCATCCTTACCAGGAAACTGATCGACGGCATTCATTTCGAGGAGCTGGCCGAGGAATTCTCCCTCTCCGTCCGCCACACGAAAAAGATTGTCCGGGATCGGTGGCAAACCTTAAGGCAGCATTTTGCGCCATAAATGATGAATTGCGCGAAAATATCACCGATTGCGCCCGAAAATAGCCCTGGCATATCCTCGTCAGGGCTTTCTTTTTTTGCGAAAATATAAGCGGTGAACGAGGGAAGGGCCCGCCCGCGGTTACCGAATAAATCATGGAGGTGGAAATCATGGCTGAAGTACAGTATGCCAGCAATGGCAAGGCCAACCTGGGCGTCACCCTGGGCGCCATTGGCACCGGCCTGGGCGCGCTGGCGGGCGCCGGCGGCCTGGGCGCGCTGCTGGGCGTGAACCAGCAGCAGAACACTGACCCCAACGAAAAGCCCGTGACCCGTTACGAAATGGGCCTGATCCGCGATGCCCTGGCCAAGGATACCGAGATCGCAGCCCTGAAGGCGCAGCTCTACACCGATGGCAGGATCGCCGGCGTACAGGCGGAAATCAGCGCGCAGGCTGTCTGGAACGCCACCCAGGAAGGTATCATCCGCTGCCAGCAGGAGCGCCTTGCGCAGCTGTTCGGCATGACGCGGCTGACGATCCCGAACGCGAATGTTTCTCCCGGCTGGGGGCCTGTGGATGTGTATCCTATTCCCGCCAGCCAGGCCAACGCTGCGACCGGAAGCGCCAAGTGAGGCATGCCCGCTGCCGTGGGCCGAAAGGCCCGCGGCGGCCTTAAAGGAGGAATTCGATGCGCGTTACCAAGTCTCAGATCATTCACGGCGTGACGGACTATATCCAGAACGAAATCCTGCCGCAGCTGGGCGGCGCCCGCTCCATGCAGATCATCGTCTCCATCGGCGCAAACGCCATCGCGTCCAACCCGAAGCTGCTGGACGCCGTCTTCGGTAATCAGTTGGTGCAGGCCCTGCTGAATGATGATGGCAGCGGCACCTATGATTTGTCCGGCCTGGTGGACGCCATGGAAAAATCCATCCGGGAATTTGGCAGTTTTCCCATCAAGGTGCCGCCAATCCCGCTTATTTCTCCCACTGAATTTACACTCAGCCTCACCGCCGAGGATGTATCCGCCATGCGCCGCCGCATCGAGGGCGAAATTCAAGGAGGAATCTAATGGAGCTATTGCAGGATCTCGCCGTGATCTATCTGCCGCCTCAGGCGCTCACGCCTTATGAGGGCAACGCCCGGAAGCACGCGGCGGACGATATCGCCCAGATCAAGGAAAGCATCCGCCAGGATGGGTTTAACGATCCCATCGGCATCTGGGGCGACAAGAACATCATCGTCGAAGGCCATGGCCGGCAAATCGCCGCCATGGAGCTTGGCATGGAGAAAGTGCCTTGCATCCGTTTGGATCACCTCACCGACACCCAGCGGCGGGATTATGCCATCCGCCACAACCGCACCGCCGAGCTTTCCGGATGGGATTTCGATAAGCTGCAGGCGGAAATCAGCGCGCTTCAACTGGAAGGCGTGGATCTGGGCGGCCTGAGCTTCGATCTGAGCGCGTTTTCCGGCGAAGCGGAAGAATCCGCCATCGTGGAAGATGATCCGCCGGAGCCGCCGGAAAACCCGGTTTCTAAACCGGGCGATATCTGGCAACTGGGCCGACACCGGCTTATGTGCGGAGACAGCACCAGCCTGGACGATGTGCTGGCGCTGTTGGACGGGCAGCAAGCCGACGCGCTGGTTACAGACCCTCCCTATAATGTGGACTATCACGGCGGGACGAAAGAGAAGCTGAAAATCATCAACGACAAGCAGGATGACGCGGCTTACCGGCGTTTTCTTACCGACGCATTCACCGCCGCCGACCATGCGCTGAAGCCCGGCGCGGCCTTCTACGTCTGGCACGCGGACAGCGAGGGGTACAACTGCCGCGGCGCGTGCCGGGATGTTGGCTGGGCCGTCCGCCAGTGCCTGATTTGGAACAAAAACAGCCTGGTGATGGGGCGGCAGGATTACCAATGGAAGCACGAGCCGTGCCTGTACGGCTGGAAAGACGGCGCGAAACACGTCTGGAATTCGGACAGGAAGCAGACCACCGTCCTGGATTTCGACCGTCCACAGCGCAACGACATCCATCCGACTATGAAGCCGGTTGCCCTAATCGATTACCTGATCCAGAACAGCACCAAGCCCGGCGCCATCGTGCTCGATCTGTTCAACGGCAGCGGCACCACCGTAATCGCCTGTGAGCAGGATGGCCGAACGGCTTACGCCATGGAACTGGATCCGCACTATGTGGATGTGGCCATCACCCGCTGGGAAAATCTCACAGGGCAGAAAGCCGTTTTGCTAACCGGCGGGCCGGAGAATCCCGGCATCGCCGCTTGAAAGGAGCAAAAAAATGGACGATATCATGAAGATCATGCCGGATCTGATCGCCGAAGAGGCGCAGGACGCCATGAAATACGCCAACCTGGCCATTGCCCATCGCCAGGATCACCCGGAGTTTGCCGATATGTTCATGCAGCTTTCCGGCCAGGAGCTGCACCACATGCAAATGATTTCCGATAAGCTGGCCGGGGCGGTAAACTCTCTCCACGATCAATACCACACCGTGCAAACCTGATCGAAAATCTGCATACCGTTTTGCATATCATCCCGCATACCAAAACGGCACAATACCGCATGATTTTCACAGCGCCCCAGGCAATCAAAAAGCCCTGAAACCGTTATGTTTCAAGGCTTTTCCTTATGCGCTCGGCGCGACTCGAACGCGCGGCCTTCAGAGTCGGAGTTTTCAGCCCGTAAGGCTTAGAATCCTTGTGATTTCTGGCTTTGCGGGCTGTTTGCGTTTTCCTGCATACCGTTTTGCATACCATCCAGCATTTTTTCCATCTGGTAGAGGCTGGCGCGGGCGCGGGCGTCTCCGGCGTGATCATATACGCGGAGGATCATTTTTTCATCTGCGTGGCCCATCCAGATCATCGCCTGCTTCATATCCACGCCCGCGTCCCGGAGCATGGTGCAATAGGTGTGGCGCAGGTCATGGGGCCGGATGCTGACAGGATGCCCGGCGGCGCGGGACAGGTGCAAGAGGTAACTGTCCCAGGCGCGGCGGAAGGCGGTGTCCGTCATGATCTCTCCCGTGACGGTGCAGGCGGGCCGCCAGGGCGCGTCCCGGAGAAAAGACCGCAGTACGGACAGCACGGGAACAGACCGGATTCCGGCGCTTGTTTTCGGCCCTACGACGGCGGGACGGTTGCCGACAAAGCGGACGGACTTGGAAACGCTGATAAAATCCCCCCGCATATCTTCTGCGGTGAGCGCCAGCACTTCGCCCCGGCGCAGGCCCGCATAGAGCATGATCATGGCGGCAAGCTGCATCCGGTGGGGCGTGGTGCGGATGAGGGCGATTTCTTCATCGGTGAGGGCGCGATGGGTGCCCGCCGGGGCTTTAGGCGGCTGGGCGAACTTTCCCCGGAACGGATTTTTCCGGCAGAGATCGTTTTCGATGGCGGCGTCGAACAGCGCCACATAGAGCATCCGGGCGCGCTTGACAGTGGACGCGGAATAACCCTTGTAATGCTGCCAAACGGCAGCGGCGTCGTCCACGGTGACGTCCGCCAGGCGCTTCCCACCCATGACGGGAAACAACGCTTCCAGCTGCTTGGCATAGTCATTGTAGCATTTATCCGACACGCCGGATTTATGAAGCGGCAGCCATTTCATGGCGTATTCCCGGACGGTGGGCCCCTGCGCCTGGGCGGCCATGCCCTGGGCTTCCAGGCGCTTGTATTCCTCGCGGGCGGCCAGGGCTTCGTCGCTGGAATAGCCCATGAACTGGATGCCATGATAGCGGCAGCAGTATCGGCCGTCCGCGCGCTGCTTAAGAACTTGTTTCTTTAAGCGTGGCAACCGACCGCCTCCTTAGAATCCCAAAACAACCGGCCGGGCTATGATGATTGGATCAGATAGATGCAGGATATTTCCGTCGAATAATTCAAATTTTCCAATCTGATCTGTTTTCCTATCAAGGACCTCGCTCAACCGAATACCGTTACCGGAATAATCATTTACGGATTTATCCCATACCTGGATCAAAACGGAAGAAATGTCCGACTCTTTTGTAAACGAATACACCCCTGCCGGAATATCCTCGCCCACTTTCCATTGGCCCGCCGGAACACGCACTTCCTTCCATTCAGGGCGGGACATGATTTCCCGGACCAGCTGATGATTCAGATCCAGCAGCTGTTCATAGGTCATGGCAGCCAGGTCAATCCCTTCCGCGAAGCAGGCGGGGATCAGCAGCGCCAAAACCAGCGCCAGGGCGGCAATCCTTTTCATGATGATTCCTCCTTCACGATACTTTTTCCCGGTACCCGCACCGGGGACAAACGGCAAATGTGACGGCCTCTTGCTTTCTGCTGCCGGCGAGCAGGGCGAACAATGCGATCCAGCCAACGACGGGGATGAACAGCAGAACGATATAAAACAGGATGGTGAGCACTCCTCTTTTTTTCGTCTGTGACACAGTTTGCATTTGCATTTCCGCGCTGCATTTTTTACAGAGCATAATCATTCCTCCTTATTCTATGTACCCATCCATATATGTACCGAAATCCGCGACGTCCGAATCATCCTCATTGGCCATAATCGCATGGCGCGTGATCAGATGCATGACATAATCCGTGAACTGAATGCGGCAAAGCCTGTTCAGTTCAGGCGAGACGGATGCGCCGGGCGTTTTACGCATGCTGGCGATCCACCTGCCATAGCATCCGGTGATATTCCCAATCATCTTTACAGTGGTGCGTATGCCGGCATTCTGAAGCGCGCGGATCAGCGGCCGTGGGCACAGCAAATGCCGGGCATAACAGAGCAGCTCCTCTGTACGCGTATCCATTGGCAACGAAGGATCTTGCCTTAATACAATTCTGCCCATTTCCCGGCAAAGGGCGCGGTGCACCATATCCGCGGGGAGATTCTGATTATAAGCGACCATGAATGCCTGAGGGCCTTCGGCTTCAAGCCCAAATGAAACCGCATCCTGGCTTTCCGCGCCGAAATAGATCGCCTGGTTTTTTCGATCCAGGCCGGCACGATCCGCCATCTCGGTAAACGTAACGACAAAAACACCCATCGATTGTAAAAGATGCATCGGGGATACAGGAACAGCGTTCACATGATACCGAATCAGTGTCTCAACGGCTTTTGTAGCTGCGTTATCAAAATTTGGTTTGGCAGTGGTTATACTCGAGCTCGGCACGGGCATCATCTGGGACACGTTAGAAACCGCAGAATGAATTTCAGATTTTCCAGACAAGCCTATCATGCTTCTGCCAAGAATTACTGATTCTTCAACGCCGAAGTATTCGGCCAGTTTTTTTAATCGCTCTCCGGTTGGGTCTTTACGCGCTTTTTCCCAATCACTTACGGTTGGCTGGACAACGCCAACGATTTGAGCAAGTTCTTCCTGCGTTATACCTGCTTTTTTTCGTAGCGTCCGAACGATGTTCATCATTTTCACCTCCTATATAGCTATAATATCACAGCCGATTATAAATGTACATTAAAAGAATGTAAATTTCTATTTCTTTATTGTTTCTTTTTTAGCGAGATATTTGCATTTACTATATCTTAATGGTTTTCTATAGAAATAAACTATAGATATTTCCTATTGACAATATAATAGAATACTGCTATATTATAGCCGTGAAGCAAAATCAAGGCATTATATATTAGGAGGAATCTGGTTGGACAAGATAAAGAAAATCCGCAAGGCGCGGAAAATGACCCAGACGGAACTGGCGCGGCTTGCCCATGTATCCCAGCCGCACATTCACGATCTTGAACAGGGAAATCGTCACGCCAGCCCTGAAACGCTGAAGCGCATCGCCGATGCTCTGGGCGTGACCGTTCAGGAGCTGCAGGACACGGAGAAAGGGGCGTAACATGGCGCACTTCGTGGAAACCGGCGACGGCGTTTTTGTGAACCTGGATCTGGTGGCGGAAATCAGCTACGACGAAGAGGCCGGCGCCACCAGCTACAGGATCATCGGCGAAAGCATTTGGATAAGCTGCAAAGGCCGACTGATCGAAGAGGAGGGAAAAAAGGAATGTATAAAGGCCTGATTCGGACGCTGGCGTACATGTATAACTTTATTTCCCTGGGCCGGGGGAAGCTGACCGCCCAGGAGCTGGCCGACGGCACGAACTGGGCTGGCGCGCTGGTGAAGAACGCGCCCACGGTGATCGAGCCGGAAAAGGGCGACGATCCCGCCGAAAACAAGATGGATCTGGCCGAGGCGGAAATCATCGCGGGCCATATCGAGGAAATGGTGGCGTGGATGAACGCCCAGGAAATCGTTTGAGAAAGGAGGCCCGCCCATGCGGAAAATGCTGACGGCGGACGACGTGGCGGCGGTCATGCGGGTGTCGCGTCGGACGGCCTACACCTATATGCGGCAGATGCCGCACACGGAAAACCCGCTGCGGGTAGACGAGGATGATCTTCACGCCTGGATCGACGGGCGCACGGTGGCCCCGGCGGCGTCGGGGAAGGCGAAGCCCGCGACGGTTCTCCAGTTCCAGCGGCCCAGGCGGGCGGCTGCGGATGAATGGCGCATCCCCAGGAGAAGGAGCGCGGCGGTATGAGCGGGCTGGTTTGCGTGGAGTTTTATGGCGCCGTCGATCCCCTGGATTTGATCGCCGCCGTGGACGCGCCCAAGGACAGCGCCCGGATCTGGGCCCGCCAGATCGGCAGGATGCTGTGCAAAATGCGGGGCCGGGACAGCTTGAACGTCGTGCTGCTGGACGAGTACGGCAACACCATCGAGAGGATGATCGTGGTCAAATGAAGTTAAGATTCTACCCCTTAAGCATCCGAAGAATCGCACTCCGTACAAAAAAGACTGATGAAAAGCCGGAAAACACAAAGGCTTATCGCGTGGCAGTAAAACTTGGCAGGTATCTGATAAACAAGCGTGGCTTGGATAATCTTGTGATTTATATGCTGGACGAGACGGGCAATTATTGGTTCACGATTTGCATGCAAAACTAAGCCCTCTCAGGCGCTTCGCGCCAGCTCCCCCAAAGGGGGAGCCAGGAGATAGCGCCATCATGCCGGCGGAAAACGGGGCTGGTTCCCCGGGGGACGCGAAAGCGTACCCAGCGCGCGCAACAGCGGTTCGATTCCGCGCGCCGGCAACATGCGGCGAGGGTAAATCTACGAAACGGGAAAGGCGGTTCTCCCGTGGACGGGGATGTGCCAACAGGCCCGCGCCTGGTTCAAGCCCAGGCCGCCGCACCAGCGGGGATGAGCTCCCGCGTCCTCCTTCCGTTGGCAGCCGGGAAAGACCGGCCCGCGCCACCGTGTGGCTTGCCGGGGCGCGGTTATGCGGCAGACAGATCAGGGCGGTGAAACTCCGTCGTCGCGTGTGCAACTCACGCAGGCCGCACCAGAGCGGGACCCAGCTCGGCCAAGGGCGTCGGTTAGGCGGGAAGTCGACTCAGCGGACAAGAGGCGTCAACGTTAAGATCGCGGTGGATAGCAGCTGATGACAGCCGGGAAAGACCGGCCCGGCCCGCGCCCAACGTCCGGATAAACGTGGGCGCAATAACACGCCGATGTAGCGCAACGGCGGCGCAATCGCTTTGTAAGCGATGGGTTGCAGGTTCGAATCCTGTCATCGGCTCCACTGCACACCACCCGCGATCCGGAGCGCGCGCAGCCATGCAGGTCTGGTGGTTGGACGCATGGGACACCCGCCGTCTAGGGGCTTACGACCTAATAGCCAGAGCGGGCAATGGTGACAGCCGGGAGAGACCGGCCCCTATCGGAAGCGCGGAAGCGAGAATGGGGTAAAAGGCGCTTCCCTCGGTGAAACGCAGAGCCAAACGGGGACGTTCACCGGGTAAGGCCCCAGGTACTTTTGCGGTTTTTCAGAGCATGGCAGGCAAAAACCGTTGGCAGCCCGGAAAGACGGGCACTCATGCCGACGTGATCCAATTCAGGCAGGATCCCGGGTCTGTTCTCCACCCGGGGCATGCGGGTTCGAATCCCGCCGCCGGCGCCATGCCGATCAGGCAGAATAAAATAACGAGGAGCGATGCACATGGAAGCCTACCAGGGATACTACATCATCCGGTGCTATGAGGCAGGCGTTTTCTTTGCCCAAATCAAAGACTACGACAAAGGAAACAAGATCATCACGCTGCAAAACGCCCAAAAGATCCATTACTGGAACGGCGCTGCGGCCGTGGAGCAGATCGCCATGGAGGGCGTGAAGGACAAGATAACCAGCAGATTTACAATGATCGTACCGGAGATGGAAGTGAGCAACCCCATTCAGATCATCCCGTGTACCAGGGAGGCAGTGGAATGCATTCAAACTGTGAACGTATGGAAGATGATGTGATTCGGGAATTTCTGAATCCAGACTACGGCTCCGGCGACGGCTCCGGCGACGGCTCCGGCTCCGGCGACGGCTCCGGCTACGGCTACGGCTCCGGCGACGGCTCCGGCTCCGGCGACGGCTCCGGCTACGGCTACGGCTACGGCTACGGCTCCGGCTCCGGCGACGGCTACGGCTACGGCTCCGGCGACGGCTCCGGCGACGGCTACGGCTACGGCTACGGCTACGGCTACGGCTACGACTTGATAAAAATTTTTGCTGTGAACGGCGTCCACGCCGTTCACAGCATAGACGGGATTCCAACCGTTCTCATGCACGTACACGGCAACGCAGCCAGGGGCTTTATCGTGCAGGACGATTTACAGCTGATTCCCTGTTACGTGTTGAAGGGCCGCGGGTATTTCGCCCACGGGAAAACCATCGAAGAAGCGCGGCAAGCCCTGGAATCAAAAATCCTGAACGATTTGCCGGTTGAGGAGAAGATTGAGGAATTCCTGAAAACATTTCATCCCGGCGTGGAATACCCCGCCCGGAAATTCTACGATTGGCACCATTTCCTTACCGGCAGCTGCGAAATGGGCCGGCAGCAATTCGCTAAGGAACATGGAATTGATATTGATAAGGATCTGCTGACCCCGAAAGCGTTTATGCGTCTGACGAAAAATGATTACGGCGGCAGCGTGATCCGGCAGCTGATGGAGGCTTGGGAAGAAGCGTACCCCAAGAATGATTCATGAAAAAGAAAATGAAAGGAAGCGAAAAGCCACAGAAAACGCCGCTGCCGGTGATTCAGCAGCCGGCAGCCCCGGCCCGGCACGCGGGCATTACGCCCCGGGAGGCCGCGGAGGAATTCCGCTTCCGCATCGATATGATCGATCGGGATTTTCGCCACGATCCCGGCATGATGCGCTACCGGGAGGCGCTGATCATCGGCCTGGCCGCCATGGAGGACAAATTCAATTTGTAAGGGAGGATGCGATGAAATGAGAAAAATCATTTTCCGGGGCAAGCAGCTTGGCAGCGGCGAATGGGTGCGGGGCGGGATTTCCCCGGCGTATTATGCGCCGGGGAATCCCATGGCCCCGGAGCAGGCAGAGGGCTACAGCATCATCCAGTATGGCCGGGCCTACGCCGTCGACCAGGCCAGCATCGGCCAGTACACCGGGAAAAACGACAAGAACGGCGCGCCCATCTTTGAGGATGATCTGGTGCAAGCCGTGTGCCATACCGGGGAGCTGATCCGGGGCCGGGTGCGCTTCGGCACGCACTCGCCCACCATGCAGTGCGATACCTGCTCCGTGGGCTGGTGGATCGAATGGGCGGGGGATGAATTCCTGCGCAAGGAGCTGGGCTTCTGGCAGGAAAAGATCACCGTGGTCGGCCCCTGGGCGGACAACGATAGAATCTGGGATCAGTGGTGCGAGGAGGCGGCAGCGCATGAGAGAGCGCAGGAAACCATGTAAGCCGCTGAAACCGGGGACGAAGGTGACGGTGATGCGGAAAAACGGCGAAGTGATCCAGGGGAAAACTGCCGGGCCGCCCATCGAGCACCTTAAGCAGATCGGAGAATTTTACCTGATCGTCAAATCCCCCGAGGGCGAGGAGCCTTTCTGGCGGGGCAGCGGGCGCAAGAGCAAAGAGCGGCTTTTGTGGGAGGCCCAGCGCTCTGAAATCGGCATGTATGCCCGGGAAAAGCTGATGAACGTGGGCTTTTAACAAAATCATAAGGGGTGGAATCCATGCAAATTTCTGAATTGATGGCGGTCGGCATCGTGGCGGAACAGCCTACGCTGGAACAAACCGAAGGAAGGCCCTGCTGCAAATTTATTCTGCGAGTGGAGGCCCCCGGAAAGCAACGGCCCCACACCCAGGACATCCATTGCACGATCCTGGGCGGCAACGCGGCGCCCTGCTGGGGCAGCGTCCGGCCGGGGGACGAAATGACGGTGTGGGGCGTGCCATACGCCGAGGCGTACCAGGACGAAAACGGGAAGCTCCGCGGCCACCAGTGCGTGCGGTGTAATTTCGTGCGCTATTCCCAGGAAGTACTGAACCGGATCGACGCCAACAGGCTCACGTAAGGATGAAAGGAGATAGATCAATGAATAATAGGATCACACCAAGAGACATTGAACTCATCCACTATCTGCACGATGTAAAAGGGAAACAAACGAAAGAAATCTCAGAGATCACCGGTATTTCCAAAACTTCGGTGAAAATCATCATCAACGGACGCAGAGAGGAAGTAAATCGGAAAGCGAGAGAAAGATATCATGCAAAGAAGAACGCGCAATCCGAGCAGGCCGCCGAAGAGCAAACGACACCCCCGGAGGAACAAACCGAGCAGGAGATTATGCCTGGGTTCAATCGAGTGAGGGATTGCCTTATTCTTACGGAACTTCTGGATTGTTTTCCGGACGCCTTACTTTCTGCGTTCGCCGAGGCTTTCGATAACTACAAAAAAAGCCTTCAATCTTCCGACTAAACGGGCCTTTCGGCCCTCCGCTCCAATGGGGCTAATTTGGATACGGCGCGGATCAGCTTCCGCGCCGGCATGCTGGCAATTCGGGTTTAGCGGGTTCAATTCCCGCCGCCAGCCAAAGATCGCCGATGCCGCACGGCGAAAAAGCACTTGAAAACCATAAAACCATCCTGCGGCGCACTACTGCCACGGCCCGACCGCAAGAATCATAGATCAAATTCATGCGGATAACTCACCACGGGCCACAGCAACCGCCCCAACCGTCCGTGAAACCGACAAGCGCCTCGATAGAGCCAACGCCCCCACCGGGGACACGGGCGGCGGGCAGAAAGGGGCCCCATTTGTGCAATGGGTAGAATTTTGAAATATCGCTTGCTATTCCGCGAAATGAGAGTGATGAATACACTGCTCCCGGGTAAAACCAACGGGAGAACATCCGAATGAGCAATCAAGAGACCGTTACCCTGCGGGCGCTGGTGAAAGCGCTCACAGGGGAAATCGCCTGGATGCGGATTTATCCCGGCGGGTGGCGCGCAAAACCCATAGAGCTGCACGATTGGCAGCAGATTGCGGATATCGTGCGCGCCTACGGGGATGCAACGGTGCGCACGATCGTGCCGGGATACCGGTTTGTGATTGTGGTGCTGGATTGAGCCGCCAGGGCGCAAAATGTTTTTTGCGGACGGGGATTTCCCCGCCCTGCAAAATAAAAACGGCTTAGAATCGATTCTACGGAAGGGGTTTTCTTATGCTCGACTATTTGCAGCTCTATCCGCAAACCATCGAACTGGTGAAGCGCTACAAGGAGGATCAGCGCTGCCGCCTGTATGAGGCCATGGCGTTCTACGCCTTCACCGGGCAGGAGCCCACCTGGCCCCAGGACGCGCCGGAATGGCTGATCTGGGAAGCGCTGAAGCAGACGGTGGATCGGGCGGAAAAGAAGGTGAGCCAGAACAAGCGAAACGCCAGCAGAAAGGAGGAAAGCGAAAGCGAACCGGAGCGAACCGGAGCGAACCAAAGCGAAACCGAGCGAACCGAAGCAAAGCCCAGCGGAACAGACAACCATAAACCAAGAACCATAACCCAGGAAACCATAAACCAAGAGACGGAGAAAGAGGGTTCAACACCCCCAAAAACCCCCGCAGAAAAAGCCGCCGACGATTTTTCGGTGTTCTGGTTGGCCTACCCGAAAAAACAGGATAAGCAGAACGCGCTGAAAGCCTGGAAGAAACTGAACCCTGACGCGGAAACCCAGCGGAAAATCATCCTGGCCATCCAGGCCCAGCGGGCCAGCCCGCAATGGCAAAAGGATGGCGGGCAATTTATCCCGCTGCCCAGCACCTGGCTGAACGGCCGGCGATGGGAGGATCAAACCACCCAGGCTTCGCCCGGCAAGCGGGTATCTGCGCAGGACTACACCCAGCGGGACTACACCGAGGAGGAATTGGATACAGGCCCGGATCTGATCCTGGAAGCCAGAAAAATGAAGGGGCAAGGAGGCTGCTAATGTGAGCGTGATCCCGCAGAAAATCTATCGCATGGTGGACTACCGGCTCAGGAACCGCTGGGAGCTGGCGGCCAGGGCCCGGGCGCGGCTCTACGATGTGCAGAGGGAGGCGCTCTCCATTGCATCCCCGGCAACGGATCAGGAAAAGCACGGCTCCGGCCCCGGGAACCGCACCCAGGCCATGGCGCTGCGCATCCTGGAAGCGGAAATCAAGGTGGAGCAGGCGGAAAAATGGGAAGAGGCCTTCCGGCTGACGGACGCGGCCTTCCCCTTTGAATCCACACCTGAGGGCGTGATCGCCGGATACCTGTACGGCAACGGCATGACCATCCAGGAAACCTGCGCCGCCACCGGGCGAAAACGCACCACCGTGATCCACCTGCGGGATAACTACGTGGCCCATTGCGCGCTGTTCGCCGCGTCTCTGGGTCTGATCGACATTCGGGGAGGGAATGACCATGGAAAGACTCAGGAACTGGCTGATTCGTAAGCTGGGCGGATATACGCCGGACGAGTGGAACAGGATGATCGACAATTGCAGCAGAGAACGCAAGCAGCAATTGCATCCGATAAGGGTAAAGGCAGCTTACAGCTACTACGTGCCCACGGAGAAGGACAGCAAAAGCCAGGATAAGATGGCATCCGAAGCCCTGGCGAACAAGATCGGCCTGGAAATGCTGGATAACGGACTGATTCACCTGACAAAATATGTCGAGCCCATCCAGGACAGCGCCTATATGCGATACCGCATGAAGGCGACCGTCTGGGCGCTGGACGATACACAGATGCCTTGTTACGGAGGTGATAACAAGTGACGCTGTTCTTGTGCGCGATCAGCTTTTTCGCCGGGGCGTTTTTCTGGTCGCTGATCGTTGTGATCTTCGTGGTGAGCAAGTTTGAAGGAATCAAGAATAACGAGGGGGTGAGCGGGGATGACTGACCGGGGAGAAGTGATCGTAGGTCTGAAAGGGGCAAAGGCATTTTTTGAAGCCCGGGCCGACATGGCGGTGGGCGACGGAAAGATGCTGCTGCTATCCTGGGCGAATGCGCTGGGAGACGCTATCGAGCTGCTGAAAGCATCCTCGACGGAAGAAGATGCCGGAAAAACTGTTGACTGAACCGTGAGAAAGATTGAAAAAAGGGAGGACTGAACTATGAAAAAGCTGATTTCCATGATCCTGGCCCTGTGCCTGATGGCCCCTGCAATTGCGTTGGCGTGTGAATCTCCGATGCTGGTATCTGCAAGCGTGAGCACCACGTTTGAGGACGCGTCCTGGTGGGCGCTGAATGAAGACAACGTCCTGGCGGGGATCAAGGACGAAAACGAGAACATCGCCCGTCTTCCTGTACAGCACATTGATTCCCAGTATGTTGCCGGGAAACTGGACAACGGCTGGATGCGGACAGCGGCTTACATTCGCATCATGCAGACCGAATGCGGCGTGGCAGGTCTTACGAAGCTGACGAACGTGGTCATTTCGATCCTGCCGCAGTACATGGAACTGGCGCAGAGCATTGTCACCGGGCTGTTGGGCGACGTGGAGCTGAGCGCGAACGCGATCTCAGCCTGCGCCCAGTGGCGAGACGGGGACTACATCAGCACCATCTTCGCGCCGTCCTACTCCGACCGGATCGTGGTCGGCTCCGTTACGTTCAACGCCGGGCACGACACCACACCGCTCTGCGCGGTGACCTTCGGAGGGCAGCTGCATTTCGCGCTGATGTGCGGCTACTGGACGCCTGATCCTGAGCCCGTGATCACCCGAGAACAGTACGAAGCGGAACAGCAGGCCAGGGCCGAAGCGGAAGCCAGGGCGACAGCGGAAGCGGACGCGCGGGCCAGGGCGGAAGCACGGGCGGAATACGCCATCGCCCAGGCGGCGACGATGCAAACCAACGGCGACGGGGACGGATGCAACCGGAACAACAACGTAGTGCAGGTGAATCTGAGCGTGTTTGGGAGCATCAGGAATTGGCTTGGCATCGGGAACAAGGGCGCGTGCGAGGAATAAGGAGGGATGAACCATGCTTGAAGTTCTGCAATTCATCTTTTCGGATTTCTGGCACTTCATCGGGACGCTGATCCTTCTGATAGCGATTTGCCCGTGGAATAATATAAAGGCTGTATTCGTGAATGGCAAGAAGGAGGGCTGAACCATGAGCGACAAAACGGCGATAAAGAAAACGATTGTTGAACGAGAGTGCGTCATCTCAAAAAAATGCGATGTTTGCGGGAAAGACATTCCGCCGCTTCCGAGAACTTTTCCAAGAAAATACACGCCATATTACAGAATCACAACCCATCATGATGATTGGGGGAATGATAGCATTGAAAGCTATAATTACGAAGATGCTTGTTCTCCCGAATGCGCCTTGAAAATCTGCGAACAATATATCCCCTACAATTTCAAAGAGAACAATTCAAGAACGATTGAAATTGCTCATAAGACGTGTTGGATGTTGCCGGAAGAAGTATCATGAGCGGGAAGCGATTACAAAGGGGATGGAGGGATTGGATGCCTAAGTTTTCAATGATTCTCCCGATGCACAACTGCGAGAAATTCGCCCGGCGGATGCTGGACAGCATCGCGGCGCAGGACTACAAGGATTATGAGCTGATCTGCGTCTGCGACGCATGCGAGGATGGATCCGCGGAGCTGGCCCGCAGCTACGGCGCGCGGGTGGAAGAAGTGGATTTCCACCGGGCGGGTCTGTCCAGGAACCGGGGGCTGGAAGTGGCCACGGGAGAATGGCTGCTCTTCGCCGATGACGACGATTGGCTGCTGCACGAATTCGTGTTCAGCCAGATCGCCGGCATGGCCGGGAAGAACGGCGAGGATATCCTGGCCATGAGCTTCATCTGGAAGGGACAGGGCTACACTCGGAACACGCCGACAGTCATCTGGCCGGCAGTGTGGAACAAGGCGTGGCGCAGGGACTTCATCGGGGACACTCGGTTCTCAGAGAAAAAGTACGGGGACGACGCCGATTTCACCAACGCCATGCTGGCGAAAAACCCCAAGATCATGTTCTGGGATTTCCCGATCTACTATTATGATTACCTGCGGCCGGACAGCCTGAGCGAGAAGGTCATGCACGGGAAGGAGCTGTGACGATGAAAACAAACGAACTGATTCAGGAGCTGCGGTCTTGGGCTGACAAGATGACCTTGCCTGGACGGAGAACGCTTGTTACAGCAGCCGCAGACAGGCTGGAAGAGCTGGAAGAGCGTGTGTATCGGATGGAAGAAAGAATCGCCATCACGGAAGAAGGCTAAATTCCCAAGAATTGCGAATTTGAATCGTATTGATTGTCAATACGATTCGATTTTTGAGGATTTTTGAACGTATCGACCGCAAGGAAAAGGAAGATTCGGAGCAAAAGTGGGAAGCGTGGTAAATTCCTACTATTATATAGGGCATGGGATCCATCTTCCCGCGAATGTTGCAGAATGTTAGCAAGGAAAGATTGAAAAGGAGGGAACGCCGGTGGGAGCTCAGATGCAGCCCATCCGGGATCTGGACAAGGTGCACGATGTGACGGTGACCCTGAGCCGCATCAGGGACACGCGGGGAAAGCGCATGTTCCTGATGTGGGTGGTTGGAATCAACATGGGGTTCCGGGTCAGCGACCTGATCGACCTGAAGGTGGGGCAGCTCCGGGACGAGAACGCATTCACCTACCTTCCGAAGAAGCAGAGCCATAAATCCGGCGCGCGGCCCATCACCGTGCCGGTGCCGGGCGTTGTGCGGAAGGTGCTTAAGGCCAGGCTGCCGGACGCGCCGGCGGACGCCTGGCTGTTTCCCAGCAGGAAGCGCAGCGCGGGAAAAAACGCGCAGCACATCAGCCGGCAGACGGCCAGGATGGATATGCGGGAGATCGGCAGGGTGTGCGGCCTGACGCAGAAGATCGGATGCCACACCATGCGGAAGACCTTCGGCTATCATTACTATCAGAAGACACACGACGTGGCGATCCTGCAGGAATGGTTCTACCATGAATCGCCGGCCACCACGCTGATCTACATCGGAGTGGCCCTGGATAATTTCCGGGAGATGATCAAGAAAAGCCCGTTTGCCGATATGGACGGCGTGGAGCTGTGATGAAGCGTGGAAGCGGGAAATAATTTTTTGACCGGTCATTGACAACCATTTTGGGATATGATAGTATATGCTCAAAATAGTTTGCAGAGACGTTCGGCCGAGTGTGGCCGGGCGTCTTTTTTGCGTTTTGGAGCAGACGGTTTCCACCCCTTTTCCGTCTGAGCGGGCACGCGAAAACGGTGGGCGGGCGGCGTGCAGTAATCATGGGGGTGAGTGAATGCCAAGCGATCCGTATTACAGCAGCACAAAACACAAACGCTGGCGCGAGGCCGTGCTCCGGCGCGCGGGATATCTGTGCGAGGAGTGCAAGCGATACGGAAGGACGGACAAGAACGGGCTGCCGGTGGCGGCCACGACAGCGCACCACATCAAGCACCGCGAGGAGTTTCCCGAGCTGCAGTACCTGGTGAGCAATGGCAGGGCGCTTTGCGAGAAATGCCATAACAAAGCGCACCCGGAAAAGGGAAAAACGGGCCGGAAATGGTAGCGAATGGGAAGGAAACCTGCCGGAAACGCAGCCGAACGCGGAAGGCAAAAGCGCGCAAACCCAAGCGGGGAAAGGATTCGCGGGCACGCGCGCGAGCAGATGAAGGCATCCCCCCCGGGATCCCCCCCTCATCACTTGGGGGGTTCTAAGC